GCATTACCACGCGGGATTAGAATTTTGTTATTTTTGCGCCGTTGCTCGCGTTGAAAGTGTGTTGGGATGCTCGCAACTTCGGCAATACGCCGGGCGTTGCACGCTACCGCCGTACAAAAATTTCTTCGTTTTGTGAGAAAAAAATACCCCTGAATGACTGGAGCGAGAAAAACCGATAATTCAGGGGTAAAATTTTTGGACAGAATTAACCTCTATTTGACAAATTTATACGCTTTTCCGTTTTCTAATCGTAAAATATACATTCCTTTACTGAGTTGCGCTGTTGAGATCTCAGGCACTGTTGAACCGGTTTGTATTAATTGTCCGGTTATGGAAAAAATCTGATATTTGGTGTTTGCCGGAGTATCTTTTACAGTAATCCTGTCATAGAAAGTGATAATTTCGCTTTTTATTGCAGGTAGTGGCATTGAAAATTCGGGTGTTCCACCTCCCTTGAAAGGATAGCACTCATAATAAGCCCCAAAATATTCATCATATGAGCCATGTAAAGAATAAATGTGAGATGCTACCGAAATATTTCCCAAGTAAAAATAAGACCAATCTATTGGGCTGAGAATGGTAATATCACTCGTATAGTGGCTGTCACAACCATCCGCAGATTTAAGAGGAGTGCCAAAAAGGGCTCTCTTTGAATTAATATTTTGATAATAACCTCCTGTGTATTCTTCTCCTTGTTGATATCTTATTTTATAGTGTTCGTACAGAACAGGACCGGATCCGTAAAAGTTATTAATAAAAGTACCTGTACTTGATAAACTGATTGTGTAAGCATGCCAAGCTCTAAACCCCGAACTTAATTTTGCATTTCCTGCTACAGAAATACGGATGTTATTGCCATCCAGAATTGTACCAATATCTTGAATATTAAAACTGTTGTCTAACGGGCACAAATCAATATGTACATAAGACTATATTCTATTTTACCCGATTTTTTAACTGATTTTTAATTACTTACAGCGATTTCCTACACCCTTCCGGTGTAAATCAATTTGTACAAAAGTTTAATTTTAGTTGATTTGGCTTTAAGTTTGAGGTGCGAATGAGTAAAAATGAGTGAAGAATGAGCGAAAATGAGTAAAAATGAGGTGCATTTAAGTGCTTTTTTGCCCGAACACAACCAAACACATTTCTTTTATTATAGCGGCTCTTAAGCGTGTTTTAAACGGTTATTAAAGCCGCTTTTAATGGGTAGTAGAGTTAACCTGTTTTTTATCTAAAACGGAGCCTAAAATACACCCCATTTTTACCCTAAATTTTAACATATTTTTCTTTTTATAAATCAATTTGTACAGAGTTAGCGGAGAGTTAGCGGAGAAATTAGCGGAAAAATATGCACGACTGAAACCCCTTAGCGCTGCCAAAAAAAACGAAAAACGTAAAAAAACGCCTCAGTTCTTACCCATAATATAACGAATTTAATATTGAGTTATACCCCATTTATTTATATAAAACATTGATTTATATGTCTTTGTATAATTACACCAATCTTCCTGCCCAAACAACGCGATATATTGTAATAATTTCACTGTATAGCACCTTAATACGTGGGTGGTTTAACGATACTGCCCAAAGATACTCATTACTGTTTTCATCTACTACAAGTTGCTTAATCATCCTATCATAGATTGTAATTACCAAATATATTTTATCGGGATCCACTTTCTCCCAGTGTTCTATTTTAACAACCCCAAGTGTATCACCTGCGTATATTTTTGGCTCCATACTACAGCCTATAATAGGGAACCACGCCTCTGCGATAATTCCGGGAAACTTAATCCAACTTTCCGGCTCTTCGTTTTTTTCAATCACAGTCAAATCATACTGCCCTGCACTTACTTTCAACTCCGAATAATAAGGCGCGTAGCCGTGTTGCTTAAATTCTGAAATAGAATAGATAGCCTGCTTTGATTCGCTCCGCAACATCTTACCCCGACCTGTAAGCAGCCAGTCTGGGTTGATATCTACGCATTTTGCGTACAACAATTCTATATCAAATGTATTTCTTGCATACCAGGAGCTAAGAGTTTGCGGTCTGATATCTAAAAATTGTGCGAATTCAACCTCAGATTTAAACTTGTAATGTAATTTTATTTCGCTTAAAATTAGTTTCTTATCCATTATTTATAAATATTTTGCGTATTTTATACGCATTTTGCGTATTGTATTATATTTTATCTATTTTTGCGGCGTTAATTTATTTATTTAATCGTTAAAATTTAGAGTTATGAAAAATACACCAGCACCAATTACCGTCAACCTTCAAAGTTTAATTGAGAGAGTTGAGATAATAACTCATCCCTGCTGCTGTAGTAATCGGCAATGCGTACATTACGAAAAACAAGCCCTGAATGTGGCTCAGAAACTTGAAGAAAGTTTTTTGCGAGTGTTACAAAGTGCTCAAAATAGTAATTAGGAGGGAACAAAGTAGTGACACCATCTATTATAATGTTTCTTGAACACACTTCGCTTACACACGCTTTAAAGAGTGGGTTAAGTTCAATTTTATCTTCCAAAATAGATAGCAGTTCGGATTCATTCATAAGTAAACAATTTAATTAATAAACCAAACGGCAAAAATAAAAAAAATGGAACAAGTTAAAAAAGTGAAACTCACAAGCGGAAGCGCGAAGTTAAGTAAGGCATTCGGCGTTTCTTTGGTAACAGTAAGCAAAGCCCTGAATGGACATGTGAACACCGAACTGGCGCAAAAAATTCGTATGGCTGCCATCAATATGGGCGGCGACCCGATTTATAGAAAGTATTAACCCATAAAATATATGTATTATGAAAAACCCAATCCAAAAAAAAATTATCCTCACAATTGAAGAGGCTGTGAAAAAATGCGAAGAAATTAACAACATGCTTTGCGGAATATGCTATTACGGCGTTGGCGGAGGGCGAAATGAGCCCAATTGTCCGCGATGCCACGATACCGAGAAACAATTAACGTGGTATTATGAGTGTGAAAGTATTAACCCATAAAATATATGTATAATGAAAAACCCAATCCAAAAAAATCAAAGCATTTTTATGCAAATGCACAACGGTACACGTACCGGCGAGGGCTCCTTTAATGTGGGGCTCAAAGAATTGTTTTACATTGCCTCTGCATCAAACCGGCGCAAACTTGTGGACGCGTTTCCGGAGTTTTTCGGGGATGAGGTGCCGGAGTTTGGCATCTTTAAAAAAATCGTTCTGAAATCAAATTACAAAGGATGGCAGATAAAGTGGAATGAGGCTGAGCAACTTTACGATTTGTACACACCCGATGAGATGGAGCAACCCGCGGGATATCGCGAGGTTGAAATGCAATTAGGCACTATTGCCGAGGCAAAGGTTTTTATTGATAACTATTAAAATATCAAAACGCTTAACACTGCAAACAATGTCAAAAGAAAAAGAGACAGAAACAACAAGATGTAACTGCATATTTGGCAGAATTTCAAGATTTTTTTGTCGGGCACAAAAACCGGATCCATCTTTCGCTCTTCCTGTGTCGCTTTTTTTAATTCGGAGTGATATGCTCGGCGAGTATCTTCCACAAGATTTGTCAGATAAAATATCACAATTCCTGTTGTTAGGATGGAGAGTGATAGTGAAAGAATTGCCGCCGCAAATAGAATGCGAAGGAATAGGCATCCATCTATATTTTGAAGGAAAGCAACTAAAATGGCAAGAGCGCTTACAGTTACAAGTTGAATATGTCGAAAAAAAGACAACTTCTTTTCAGAGGATTGATTTATCAACTCCGTTAGTTGACGAAAATTTGGCGTGTAATCTATTCGACCATCCATACTATTTTTATAAAAAGTTTGACGACGCAAAAGTAGTAATTTTCCCGAACGGTTTTTCTCTGGTTCGATTCCGGAGCGGGAACTAAAAAACAAAAAACAATAATAACCAATGGCATATCAAACAATAGACGGAACGGTTTGTATTACGGTAAACGACTGGAAAGGGTGCGGGCTAACATACAACAACTTTAAAGATGATAGCGAGGATGGTTATTTGACCATTTTCCGGCGCGGGCTTCACGGAAACACTTTGATTGATGTTTCCAGCATTCGCCGCCCGGAACGCTTGGATGTAATTGAGGCAACCATGGGCAAGGCGTTTCCGAGTGCAGCTGCCAAAGATGCTAAAGAGGGTGTAAGAATTGATGGCGAGGCTGAATACTTTTACAGAACCTACAAAGATGAACTCGGCTTTGAATTGACTGAGGAAAAGAAGAGACTATATACCAACAACGCGAGCATCTTAAACTATTATGTGAATTTGTATGAGGAGCACATTCGGGTTCGCGCAGCCCGCGGGCAAAAACCATTAGCGGCAGACTTTTTTAGGAATTGCTGTAAATGTTCAAGGGAACTTTACGAAATGCCCGACCATGCCGGCGGAATTGAAAACAATTTGCCTAAGCATGTGCGCCGTTTTGAATATAAATTTTATACATACAGGAAACTTTATCAAAAAGACAGAACGGCTGCTTACGAATCATTAATAAAAAAATCATCTTTCTGCAATAACGCCGTAAAACTAACCGGCTCCGCTAAGGATTGGGTAATTGCCCGCTGGCAGTCTCAAGTAAATAAGGTAACGCTTTATCAACTGTTTGACGAATACAACCGGCGGGCAACTGCGGAGCCCGATCTTGGCTGGAAGATTCTTTACGAGCCGAGAACCTTGTATTTGTTTTTGAATAAACCCGAAATAAAGGCATTGTGGTACGGCTGTCGTTTCGGCGAGTTGAAATTCAAAGAAAAATATGTCCGCCAACACAGTACGGAATTGCCCACCAAACGCGACACATTGTGGTATGGAGACGGAACCAAACTTAACTACTACTACCGAGATGAAAAGGGCGAAGTGGCAACTATTAACGTGTACGAGGTAATGGATGTGTACAGTGAGGTGTTTTTGGGTTACCATATCAGTAAAAGCGAAGATTTTGAGGCACAATTTCACGCCTACAAAATGGCAATGGAAACATCCGGGTGCAAACCCTACGAGATACGGTTCGACAATCAGGGCGGACATAAAAAACTGCAAAGCAGTCAATTCTTTAAGAATTTGGCACGGTTGGCAATCACTACACAGCCTTACAACGGAAAAAGCAAAACTATTGAGAGTGCTTTTGGGCGTTTTCAGGCAGAATTTTTACATAAGGACTGGTTTTTTACCGGTATGAATATTCAGGCAAAATTGGAGGAAAGCAAAGTGAATCGCGAATTTGTAAATGCCAACCTTGCCAATTTACCCACGCTTGATGAGATAAAAAAGATATACGAAAAACGCCGCCGCGAATGGAACGAGGGCGTTCATTATGCCACCGGTAAACGCCGCATTGATATGTACCGTGAAAGCCAAAACGAAAAGGCAACACAGGTAAGCGCGTATGATATGATACTCCTCTTTGGCATGATAAACAACAAGCCGGTTAAATACCGTGCAAACGGCATTGTAATGGAAGTTAAAAAGCAAAAATATCAATTTGAAGTATTGAAAAACGGCGCACCGGATATTGATTTTAACCTGCGCAATATTGACAGGGAGTTTTATGTGGGATATTTTTTGGAAGATATGACCACAGTTGCTCTTTACGAAAAATCGGCAACCGGAGATTACCGTTTTGTTGCAATGGCAGAGAAGTATATAAAAATTCATCGTGCCAAACAGGAGCAGGATGAGTTAGACCATGCATTCATCGCGGCTATGAACAGAGCAAACAAAACAATGCGCATTAATATTCACGAGGGAGCGGAGCAACGCCTGGAACGTCACGGTTACCACCCCTCGCAATACGGTTTACAAATGCCAAAACTCAAGGGTATTTCCAAAAAGGATTACAGCGTGGGCAAATCGCTCAAGGCGGAAAGCAATTTAGTGGAAGGCATGTACGAAAAAGAGTTTGCGTGTATAGAAGAAATGTATTAACCCAATCCATATTATTATGATAACATTAACCGAAAAATTAGAAATTAGAGACTGTTTGCAGCGGTACTGCGAGCAGAAAGGAAGTCAAAACAAGGCTGCCAATACGCTCAACGGCGTTTCATCGGCAACCATCAGCAAGTTGCTCAACAATGAGTGGGACTTGATTAACGAAGTGATGTGGCGTAGCATTGCGGCACAAATAGGCGTGAAACAAAAATCGTGGAATATAGTGGAAACAAGAGATTTTAAAACATTATCCTACATCTTTAAGGATGCACAGGAAAACGCTATGGTAATGGCGGTTTGTGGCGAAGCCGGAAGCGGAAAAAGTTTAACGGCACGTGCCTTTTCCGAAAGCAACAAAAACGTGTTTTTACTCAGTTGTAACGAGTATTGGAACCGTAAACTCTTTATGCATGAGTTGCTCCGGGAAATGGGAAAAAACAGTTACGGCGATACGGTTGGCGAAATGATGCAAAGCATTGTGAGCGAACTCAAGCGCACGGAAAACCCGCTTATTGTTATGGATGAAGCCGACAAACTGAGCGACCAGGTGTTGTATTTCTTTATTACGCTTTACAACCAGTTGGAAGACCACTGCGGCATTATCCTTTTGGCAACCGACCACTTGGAAAAGAAGATTAGACGCGGTTTGAGGCTAAATAAAAAGGGCTATAAAGAGATTTACAGCCGCATAGGTAGAAAGTTTATCATGCTCAAGGGTGCCAACATTACGGATATTACCGAAATATGTGCCGCCAATGGATTAACCGAAAAAACCGACATTAAAACAGTTATTGACGACTGCGAAAATGACCTTAGACGTGTAAAGCGCAAAGTGCATTCTATTCATAAAGTAAACGCTTCAAAACAATAAAAATGGGACAGTATCAACCTACTTCTGAACTTACAACTCCGCCTCCCTGTGTGAAGGAAAAAAAAGCGCGTGCCTTAACGGTTCGCAATGTGTATGATAAGAAGTTTAAAACCATTACACTTGCAGACCGGTGGCAGGCTGCCATTGGCAAGCCTGAGTTTTCGGGTACATGGTTTATATATGGACCCCCTAAGCACGGAAAAACATCTTTTGCTTTGCAGTTGAGTAAGTATCTGACCTCTTTTGGAAAGGTGCTGTATGTAACCGCTGAGGAGGGGATTAGTTTGGCTTTTAGAAAAGCGATGCAACGCCATCAAATTGAAGATGTAGAGAACAATTGGTTTGTGATTGACCGCCGGGACGTTCCGTACATTTCGGATTTGGTTTCGGTTCTTTTGCGCCAACGCAGCCCAAAGGTTGTTTTTATTGATTCTGTTTTGTTTTATAACATGAAACAAACGGAATACCGGAAACTAAAAAAAATGTTCCCGGATAAATTGTTTGTGTATGTTTCTCACGTGAATAACAGCGGGGAGCCGAAAGGCGCCACTGCTGATGAGATATGGCGCGATGCGATGGTATATTTCAAAGTAACCGGCTTTCGCGCCTTTCCGGTTAGCCGGTATGGCGGCGGCGAGCCGCTTGACGTGTGCCCGGAACTGGCGGAAAAGTATTGGGGAAATGTAAAATCAATTACGAATTAAAAATTACGAATTACGAGATATGAAAACCGAAATACAAATTTCAGACAATCAAAACCAAGTAACCATAAACGGATTAATACTTGACTTTTATCCGGTAGCTCGTGTAAAGAAAACGCACTGTAATCATTGCTGGATACTAAAAGGCGTTCAAGGTTTCGAGTGTACGGGTAGAATCCCATGCCGTAGTTACGAACGAAGTGATAAGAGGAATGGCGTTTTTTCGATACATGAGATGCCGAAGAAAGGAGGCAAACAATGAGCCCCTCCACCAACCCCCGCACCGAACAACAAAACCGATACATCTATTGGCTGCTTGGGCAACTGGGTGTAACGAGCAAAGATGCCATAGCCGATATTGTACGCGACTGGACAGGCGGCAGAACTACGCACACCAGCGAGTTGGAGTTTATTGAGGCACAACTTATAATTCGATACCTTAACAACATAAGGATAAAGAAGAAACTCACAAAATCGGAAATAACAGACAAATGGGGAACCAACGAGGAGCGTAAGCAACTTGACAGGAAGCGCAAAGGATTACTAAAAGCAATATTCCGGTGGTTTGAATTGCAGGGGAAAGTTCCCACTATGGATTATGTGAAAGGTGTTGCCTGCCGTGCCGCCGGTGTGTACAATTTTAACCAAATAAGTATAGATGCACTTACCCGCCTGTACGCAGAATTTTGCAGAAAGCAAGAAATAGCGGCTGTAAAGAAAGATGTGCATGAACCTTTTTGTATGAACTAACAAAAAAATAACCTTTAAATTTTAATTATTTATGACAACAGTAGATTATTACCCAAAGAAAAACCGCCTTGACTTTATTGCCCCCGATGGGATGGCAGGAGGCGGCATTTATGGCGACCGTGCTCACGTGAGGGCTGCCGAAATGATTATGACCGGAACCGCAATTGTGCGCATTTGCGGAATTGATTCTAAAATGAACAAACAGTATCTGAGGAGACTTGGTATAAAAAAAGTAAAACAATTAAATTAGTAACATTATGGCTATTAAAAAGAAAGTGGCAACTTCTGAAGTTGCGGAAATTAACATTGAACAGGCAGCAGATTTATTTCAGAAATATGCGCTTGAGAAAAAAGAGATTGAGAAAAAAGAAAAGCAATACAAGGAGATGTTGATTGCTTATTGTGAAAAACACCCGGAAAAGTTTGAGGGAAAAACTTTAAAATTCCCCAACGGTGTGTATGTAGAACAACGCGAAAAGCTAAGTGCAACTTACAACGATGAGGCTATTAGCACGGAGTGGATTCAGGATTTTGTTCGCTATGGTGGCGGCGACGCCATTAGCGTAAAATTCGATGACAAAAAGGTTGTTAAGATGAACCGCAAAGAGATATTGGATTTGCTTTATGCAATTGAATACGAAGTTTCCTACGACACAACCTACGCCGCTTACGCAAAGTAAAAAACTTAGGATGGTATCCCGTGTATTGTAATTGGTAGCACTCTGGAGGTGCGGGTTCGAATCCCGCCACGGGAGCAAAAATTAATCACTAATCACTAACCACTAATCACTAAAATGAAAGTCTATCTCGCCGGCAAAATTTCGGGGCTTAAGTATGAGGATGTTTTTGTGAAATTCAATGCAGCAGAATTTCAACTGAAACGAGCCGGTTATAGTGTGGTTAATCCCATCCGGTTTTGTAATAAAAAATGGAGCTGGCTGAAGTGTATGAGAAAATGTATAAGGCG